TTCGGAGTCATCCAGATCACCCAGAGTGCCAGGACGAGCAAACTCAGAAGAATCATAGTTCCAGTAACCTGCGACCTTCTTGATCTTGATCTTGAAGTCAGCACCCTGCCAGAAGTCGAAGGGATTGATGGGATCTTCGTCTTCAAACTCAGGTTGCATGGAAGACATGATCTTGTCAAAGATCTTCTTACCAAACTTGTAGAGAAACACACGACCTTCGTTATGAGGATTCGAAGGATCCTTCACGACGTAGATGTTAGCATAGTAAGAGAGTTTGCGTTTCTGCTTACGGGCAACTTCTTTGTCAGAGTCAATCCCACTGTTCCACAGCTGGGAGTTCAGTTCCGACACGGGATCTTTCTGACCCAGAGTAGTCAGAGAGTTCTCGATGTACCAACCACCAGGACCCTGGAAGGCATGAGAGTACATCTTTGCCCAAGGCAGGTCTTCCCCGTCGGGAGCAGGAAGGAAACGGACGACAGCATACCCGTTACCTGCTTTATCTACCTCGGGCTTCCAGAGACGATCGTCTCCAGAACCACCATTGCTGTTCATCTTCTCTACTTCCTTCACCAGTTTGTTAGTGAGGGAACCCAGAGAGGACTGCTTTTTGAGATTTGCGAATGACATTAGATTTGGACTTTGACTTGTGTATTTTAGGATGATTAGGAGTCTTTGTCAACACGACTACGGACTTCTTCAAGGGTCTTTTTCATGTTACTGAACAAGACACCAACATCGGTGTTCTTTGGGAACCCCATCATTATAGCAGATGCTTGGATCTGTTCCTTCATCTGTACCGCATCAGGATCGTCTCCCGCAAGGGAAAGACGAGTCCACATGATTTGTTGCTTGTCAACCAAGTCATCGAGAAGACTTAGGTTTTCAAGTTTCTCTTCCAAAGTAAGAGAATCAAAGGAAGCCATGTTTTGATAGATGTCTTCCTGAAGTCGGTTGATTTCTGCGAGCTCGGCACGAACTACATCAGATTTAAAGAAATCACTCACAGATCATACTCCTTAGTATTTGTTTGTGCTTTGGCACATCGATATTTAGAAAGGGTTGGTACTTCTTGATTTTGAGGGAAACCGAACCCCAGATGGGGTCATCCAGTTGTTTATCGAACCGTTTCCTGAACTCAAATATTCTATCATAGATCACTAAAGTTTCTAGTGAAACTTTTCCACCAAGATACTTTTTGAGGAGAATCGGATGACCATTGGAACAGTCGAACAGTGTCTCTAATCCGTTCAACGATAGCAATTCTTCGGATTGTTCTCTGAACAAGTAGCTCAAACTCTGCGTCCTTTTGCGCCAGTTTTGATACTCGGTTTCTCCTTCTTTTATTAATTCTCCAATCCATATCTTTTCGGGGGAATCTGATGAAATAAAGTTTGCCACGAAGTAGTCACGAACTTCTTCGTCTTTCTTTTGCCTGGACATCTTTTCAAACCAGTATTTGTCCTTACGTTTATTAAACGCAGAGACAGATGCCCTAGTCCGACCACCATACTGAAAGAAGTCATACTTATCTTTCGTAAAGTGGTTCTTTAATGACAAATATGTTTGATAGCAATCAAACGGGGTCACTGGAATTTTGTTCTTGTTCACGAAGTTGCATCATATATTGGAACTTTTCGTATGGAGACAGAGTTACATCATGGTCATAATAGAAATACTGACGACCAACACGAGGAACATCTGTCTGCCATCCATTATAGTCAATAAATCCACTTTGACTAGATGTGTGGTAATGAGTCACCTCATCTTCATCACCATCCCATCTCCAATCCGTACAAGAATCAACGGTAAGAATGGGAACGAGTGTATTCATAGATGTCATTCTAAGGAATGCATCATGCCACGAATCAAACACGATCATTTCAGGATCATCCAGTTCCATCTTCCTGCCATTAGTAGCATGGAAAATAAGATCCAGACCCATTTCCTTGATCTTGTTAGTGAGGGGAGGTTCTCGTGCTTCTCCATGACCCCACAGATCGTTACAGATGAGAGAGGCTGCGGCAGGAACATGATACCTATCTGCTGTTCTTTCTAATAGTTCAACAACGACTACGGGATCTCGGAAATGATCTCTACCAAGAACGTTTTCCATTTCATTCAAAACAAAAGTTTTGAAAGTGGCACCAACGATATGACCTTCCCTGTGGTAGTGTCTAATCTCGTTCCGACGAATAAGACCCTTTGACTCTGGTTCTTCAAAGTTTGTACCAAGATGAAGGTAAAGATTACACTTTGCTTGATGTTCTTCAACTTCTTTGAGTGCATCTTTAATCTCTTCAATGTTGTCTTCCCAACCACCAAGATATCCAGAGAGAGCACACTCTGGGGTCAGGAGATGATCCACTTCATTCTCTTTTGCCCAATCAAGGGCTTTGAGAATCTCAACTTTATTTGCTTGAATGTTAGTCCCTACAGGAATCTGAGCACCAGCAACTCTGAGCATCTGAGTTGGCATCTGGATTCCCATTGGTCCAGTTGTAAACATTGACATTTTCAATCAATAGGTAAACGAGCACGGGAGGTTTTTTTCATGAAGTTAAGTTTAAGTGCATCACACTTAATCTTTTCTTTCAGTGGTTTAGAAATAATCTTAGACACTGATTCTACTTCAATACCATTTTCTTCACAAAAGTGAACTATAGCATCTATGTAGTTCATATCTTCTTCCCTCTGTACAATCTTTTCGATTTCCATCGCAAAGGTAGTAGCAGTAAGGAATTTTTGATCAAATACTTTTTTAAGTTCTTGTTCCATATTCGGATAGTTTGTGTTCTACAAAGTTTTGGACATATTTTCCAAGTAGTTTAATATACTCGACTTTCTCTTCACCTCTAATAACATACTCTACAACTTCACCATTTTCACATGACATGAGGATAACAAACTTCTTGACAAGAATATCTGTCAATTCGTAGAACATGCAGGCATATGCTGCCGCCTGAACAAAATAGTTTTCGATCCATTCTTTTGGTTTTGGTTTCTTTGCAGTCTTAAAGTCGATAACTGCCAATTCACCATCGTATTCTGCGATGCAGTCTACGGTTCCAGCAATTCCCAAGTGGAGACTATAAAGACTATCCTCTAGGGCATGGATATTATCAATCTTATTAAGATATGGTTTTGCTTGCTTAAACAAATACTCTGACAATGGTTGAACGGAAGGGAGATCTTCGTTCTTTAGATAACTCTCAGCAAGAGAGTGCATATCAGTCCCACGACTGGTTGCCGCTTTAGTAATCTTATTAGCAGTATCTTCTCCGACCTTTTTCCTCCAGTCAAGGAAAATCTGCCTGTTATAAAAACTGGTGACCGAAGTAATGGACACCAGTCGTCGAAGTTCTTCTTCTGTGGGGAGTTTGTAGTAACGAACCCCATCAATGGTCTCCCTCTCAAGTTGAGGAAGACCAACATCAACAAAATTAAACATTAAAATCCTAGTGCCAGTTTCTTAACAAGATATTCTTTGACCAGACCAGAACGAACAATGTCATCAGTGTCGAATTCGACAATATTAAATGATTCCATTTGTTCAATGATTTTCATGAAATCAAGGATTCCATTTCTTTCATAGGACTTGGTGAGGTCGGTTTGGGTGGCATCACCACAGAACATAATTTTAGAGTTATCACCCACTCGTGTAATTATACTATCTAATTCGTGAAAGTTCAAGTTCTGACATTCATCAACGATGAGAATAGCATCATCAAAGGTAGTTCCACGAACAAATGACGTAGACCAGAAGCTAATAGTTTCCTGTGCTTTAAGATTGCCATACAGCATCTCAAAATCAGCATCAGTAGGCATCTCAAACATGTACTTCACCATATTCTTATAAGGAATCTGGTAAAGTGCCGATTTATCTTCGTGGTCACCAGGGAGAAAACCAATCTCTCTGGTAGCAACCAGAGAACGAATGATGTAAATCTTGTTATAAGGAGTGTACTCGTTGAGAACGTCTTTCAGAGCATTGTATAACGCAATAAAGGTTTTACCCGTTCCAGCACATCCATATAGGAAAGAGTTTTGACCTTTTTCGTATGCAGCAAAAAACTTTCTTTGGTTTTCAGTTAAAGGTTCAATATCAACCAGTAAATCTTGGTTGATAGGCTTCTTTCGTTTCATTTGCTTTGCTGTATAACCAGCACCAACGGGTGAAGCATCAGTAGACTTTCTCTTTCTTGGCATAAGTTCCTTAGATTTTTAGACGTTGACGGTTTCCACCTGCTTTCTGTGCCTTAGCAAGTACATCATTCCAACCAGGATTGCGGGCAACAAGTTTGTCTTTCCACTCTCCTACTTCTCCAACACCAGGACAGGTGCTAGGGTCAGAGAAATCTCTAATCCATTGGGGATTATCAATCTTCCACTGATCCCAATCATGAACACTCATGATTACTTCTTTAGTTTCACCAGTTTCGGTGTTTTTTACGGGATAAGTTGCCATTATCTACTCATAAAAAGTTATTTAGACCCACTCCAGAGCTTCCGCAACAGATGGGAAGACTTCTTTAAAGATCTCTTTGCACTCAAGTGCAATATCCATGTGTTCTTTCTGAGTTCCATTAGCAGAACGCAGATTGATGTAATGAATCCATGAACGACATGAACCACTCATGTAGATTTTGGTCGGAGTTGCCAGAGGAAGCACAAAACGAGCACATTCCTTTGCGATTCCTTCATCAAGCATTGTTTGATACAGTGCCATTGCATCCCTGAAGTGATTCTCCATCAATGCTTCATACTTTTGCCGAGTTTCTTCAGAAATATCATCAATAGAGTTCTGACGATTCTTGGTGTCTTGCCGACGAAGTTCAGGGAGAGGGATCTTCTCCGAGAGTAAGGAAGAATCAGCATAACGTTGAGAGAACTCTTGATATGTGAAAGAACGGTGGCGCAGTATTTGAGCTGCGATACCACGATTGGTCTCAATCTCCAGAGTCATGAAACTCTGCTCAAACACAGACCAGTGATTGTGCTTGATGCAGTAACCCAACAGTTTGGCATAGTTGGGATTCTCTTGGTTGGCAGGATTGCTCACACGAGCAATATATGCCATGTTTTCTTCAGGATTCGGGGTTGCTTGAATCAGTTTTACTGTCATTCTGCCTCATGTGCTTTTGTTTCAATTGCTGCTTTGCTGACTTCTTTGCTTTACGCATATAAGTCAGCTCTTCATCTGAATATAACCAAGGTTGCTTAAGTGCTTTCTTGGCTAATCGAATTGTGTCCTTGAGACGCATAGTACACCTCGTAGTACTTAATTATACCATGTGAAATCATGTTTCCTTGAGAAACCCAGTCATGAGCACACTCATATATTGACTGATTTGTGTATTTAGATACACCACTCTCATTTAACTCAGATCCAAACTTAATGAGTAAAATTTTGATACACTCTTCTCTGAGTTTCATCTTTTCGTCGGAATATCTCCAATCAGTCTGGATATCCATCGTCATCGTCAAATACCTCGTCGTAGTCTGAAATGTGCTGAGAAATTTCATCATATTGATATGCTTCAACATCAGAAAACACTTCCGACTCTAAAGCATCAACCAGAAGTTTTAGATTCCTTACGATCAATTTGAGTTTGTCTCTTTCCATGATTTTATCGGTTTCTAGCATTATAGCATAAAAAAAGAGGGGTATTCAACCCCTCGTTTTTACTTTTTGAGCAGAAGAAGCTCTCCGTAAATCAATAAACTAAACAAAACCGAATAAGCAATGATCGATAATACAATCATTTTACTAATGTGCGTGTGACTTTAATGCCACGATACATGAGAGAGAAGTTTTCTTGCTCACGAACACGCTTTGCTTCGGCAAGAACCTCGGCATTGTGCTGTTCGGTATCGTACTCATGACCACGATAAACGACTTTAGACATTGGATTACTCCTAAAGAAATGAGTTAGTTAAAACCCGTTCCTTCAGTCGGCTTTTGCGTCCTAGTCATCAAAACAGTGAGGATCTGTATGCTCAATCCATTTAAGGATAATCTCAGATTTCTCAGCAGGAGTGAAAAGAGTAGATGACTCCATTCCTTCCTTTAACCATTCATAATCCTCACACCTGAGATACATGTCTTGTGGGACATGCATGAATAGTACAGACAGTAATGATAACATAGGATGAACGATCCGTTCCGAGTCGGCTTACTTGCGTCCCATTCGTTATTCGCAAATAGCAAATGGAATGAACGACAAGACTATTATAGTCCGTACAAGTATTTATGTCAAGAGGGTATTAATTTATACTGTTTGTATCCTAGTGAACCCTACAGACCAAAAAATTCCTGGAATTTTTTTTCCCGATATTTGGGATTATTTTTTCGATTTTGATTTCGGGGGTTCTTCTCCCCATGTCTTTGGGTTAGCTCTGCCAGGACCCCAGTCGATACTCTTGAGACCCTCACGGAACTTATCCCAGTACATATCAAATACTTTTACTCTCTTACTACTTCTAGTTAGATCGTAAAGGATGACACCATCGACTTCATAAGTCACCTTCAGGCAATCATTTGGAAGTGATTTATCAGAAAGATGAACCGCATTAGCATTCTGATGAACCAACTGACATCCATACTTCTTCTTGCACCAAAGAATCTCTTCTTCAGTCCATGGTTTCATATCAGCCACGAGATCCCCAAACGATGTCGGGGTAGGCTTCTTTAACTGTGTTGTGGGTGATTTTGTATCGTTTTCCAAGTTGCTTATCCTTTACAGTACACAAGCACTCAGCTTCATCAGGATGAAGTGACTCCAGAAGCTGAATAAACATAGACTCTCTACGGGTGGTGTTGAGAGCATCATTACCCCCCTTCACAAAGTTGTAGAGAATTCTGTACTGACTGTTCAGTCTACTTACACCTTCACCAGTTTTATTATCATTGGGGGTGTAAGGAACTTCACCGTCAGGCAGTGCAGATTCAATAGTCTCGTCAAAGTTCCAAACGAAAAGATGAACGAGAGCAGGATTTCTGTACTCTTGCAGGATAGCAATCTTCTCTGATTTTGTCTTTGCGTTTGAAACCTTTTGAAATACTTCGGTTACAAGGGGATTGGGGGGTAATTTAGCCATGATTAAACTCCAAATAATTAATCGTCGTCTTCAAAATCGTCATCATAATCAGTAAATCTAAATGCAATCAATGAATCAGCAAGAACGTTTCCATTCTCGTCATACATCTCTGGATGTAGAGTAGGTTGCTCTGTAGAATTATACAACAAGTACTCTCTTGCTGTCCACCCTACCATACCACCAAGAAAAAAAGCCAAGAACGCAAACAACGTTCCAAAAACAAGACTGACTGCTAACATTTTTGTTCTCCTGGAACTTCCTATTCGGTTGTTCCCTCACATGGAACAACCACTTTGCTTAAAGTGTGCGATGTTCCTCCATAACATGAAATTATTTATGCCATTATAGCAGTTTCTGCTCCTGTAGATACTGGAGGGTATCCTTACAACCACCAATATATTGATTATTGATAGAAACCTGTGGAAAAGTAGCACCCTCACCAAACTCTTTGTAGAATTGCTCCTTAGTAAAGTCCTCTTCGTACTTATATTCAACGTACTCAAAGTTCAAATGACCAAGAAGATACTTTACTCGATCACACCACTGACAATTTTCTTTTGTGTAAACAACTGCTTTCATTTTTAAAAACCGTGATTAGGAAGTTCTTCATCAAAATTCTGTTGCTCAAACTGACCATCAGAATAAGCAAGTCCAATAACAGGAAGTCCAGTATCTTCTGTGACTTTTATGACTTGACACTCAGGATCTCTACATTTCCAAGATGATCCTTCCCTTAAGATGATGGTATTTTCTACGACACCACCTTTGACGATTGCGTGTAAACCTTCTTCAAACATAAAGAACTGTGTCTTGTGATTTATTTAGATTATCTTATCACAAGAATCTCAGAACTGCTATGCCTTTACCACCTCTGGATGATTGACCCGTGTTGTTCTCACCAGATCCAGCACCACCTCCACCACGGTTCTCACCTCTGACAACACCATCGTTACCATTATTACCTACACCACTGCCACCAGTTCCTCCAGAACCACCAGGTCCACCACAGTTGGGAGAACGACCACCTCCGCCTCCTCCACCACCAGAGTAGAACTTAGCACCATCTGCTTCTACATCATACTGACGACCAGCACCACCGTTGCCACCACGACCACCACCGCAACCACCGCAGCTAGATCCATTGCTACCACCACCAGCGGCACCTCCTCCACCACCTCCAGCAGATCCAGCATGGACGTTCCAGCAGAAACTACCACCACCAGGTCCAGTGCTTACTGTAGATCCATTCTCTACTGTAGCACCAGCTCTACCACCGTTTCCAGAGTTAGAACCATACTGACCACCCTGACCACCTGGAGCACTGTAAATTGTGCTTCCATCAATATGAGCAATGGTTGTTGTCCCACCATTCACCGAGTTGCCATTGCCACCAGACCCTACGGTCACAGTATATTCCCCTGGAGGAAGCATTGTAGATGCTTCATAGGTGATTCCTCCACCACCTCCTCCACCACCAGAGTAATTACCCCCTGGACTTCCACCACCACCAATGGCAAGCAGTCTTACCTCCTCCTCTTCAGTAAGGACAAAGGTAGATGATGATTCAAACTCCCATACTTCTTCACCAGCAGCAGTCTCACCAACTACAGCATCACCAGAACTTCTAAGATCATGAAATTTCACCCATTCGGTGTCAGTTCTGATCCATCCCTCTTTTATAGATCTCCATCCATCACCAGTTCTGATGTACATCTGATTGATGGCAGTCCACGTTGAAGCACCATTCTTAATGTACGATGTAGTAGGCATGATCAGGTAGTCCCAATGTAGTACCAGATGTCACCCTGAGCACCGTCAGCACCAGAGGGTGTAGACGCTGCTGAAACATAACGAGTAGCATATCCGTTGCTGGTGGACCCAACTGTGATTACACTACCACTTGCAGTAATAGTTGGTGATCCTGTGTAAGAATCATAAAGAACAGAAATACTTACACCAGCACCAGTGATTGTAACGGCAGCACCTGACAAGGCACTCACAGATAAATTATCAGCAAAGTTGATTGTTCCAGCAACACCAACTACAGATCCATCATCTTTGATTTCAATACCAGTACCAGAAGCAGTAACACCAGTCAGTCCAGAACCGTCTCCAACAAACTGACCAGCACTAATGATTCCAGAGACAGATGTATTCCCATCTTTGAAAACGGTCAGATAAGTTCCAACTTGAAGTGGTCCAGCTGGATTAGATCCAACATCAACAGCTAATGAATACCCCGTCCCGACATTCAAGTTAGACTGAACACTTCCACCAATAGAAAGATCAGTACTGATTGATACCTGAACGGCATTAATATTTAAGTTGTTGACACTACTAATCTTTGGTGTTCCACTGACACCACTAAGATTAATCTTCTTTGCACCAAATCCCTTTTCTGCCATGACAGATCTTTATTAAGTATTTATAGTGATGCCAGTCATCTCAACACCCTCAACTGCAAGTAGCACATCATCATCTTCTACTGGAGGAGTTGGTGCTGGTGGTGTAACCGTATACGGATTGTACGAAATTCTGGTGCTAGCACCTCTCATATTAAATTGTCCTGTCCAATAAGTTGTCGTTGTATCATCTGAATATTGATCTTGATAAAGATCGGTGCCAACCTCTTGAGTTCCTTGACTGTTTAACCAGTTTTTTACATCTCTAGATGTAGATGTTGGGAATGATTCCATATAAAGAGCAATCAAACCTGCCGCAACTGGAGCAGCAGCACTCGTTCCATTGAAAGATCTATCATAAAACCTAGTATCATCCTGCCTCTGATAGTTCTGATTGAGTCCGTTTGCAGTAGCACCAATGGTCTCGTCTGCTGGAGCCCAAAGATCAATACCAGGACCATTATTAGAATAGTATGCCTTTCTCTCCTTATAATCAGTCAGAATGAATTCATCCATCGCACCAACACAAATGACTGGATGGAAGTCAGATCCACTATCAAAACCAATGCCCTGTGGATTCATCCAGTCTCTGTGATTACATGGAACAGTTCCCGCAGGAAACTCTGCCCTGGGATCTGTGGTTCCAAAGTAAGCATCAGACATATAGTTCAAACGATCTGGATCGGTAGCACCAATACCAAGTCTTTGATTATTGTTACCTGCAGCTGCGACATAGATAACACCAGCATCTATGGCTTCACTGCCAGCAGTATCAGTAGAGTTAGAACGAGAAGAAGTAGACCAAGATCTATAAGCAAACGAAACCTGATTCAACAAACCATTCTTCATTGCTGTAACTTGATCTGTGGTTGCAGCATTTCCATTAAAGGTTCCTGTTGATCCCCTGAACTTATAACTTACAATACTACCAGCATAGAATGCTGCTTGGTATCCCCAACTACCATTACAAACGGTTGGATTTTTAACATTAGTCTCAGAGTTTACTGGTTTATTGGCATGAAAAATCTTCAATAAATCATAGTTAGCTTCAATACCCATACCAACATTGTCAGCAATGCCAGGAAGATTCCAGATGTTTGCTTCAAATGCTAGTCCATAAGTCTTACCAGCAGCAAGAGAAGCACAGGCAGTTCCATGACTACTGATTAAACTATTAACACCATCTAATCTATCCCCCACTGACCTAGCAGCAGTGTAACTAGCAGGAATAGAAACCGTTCCAGCAGATGCAAACTGGGCAGATCTATTAGCACCGTTCTCCCACCATGCCTCTGCGGATGCTGTTGTGATACCTGTTCTACCATCTGGTTTTGTATAGGTGTATCCATTGGTATCAAAATACGTTGGGTCAATATAATATGGACCATCCAAAACAATATCACTGACTCTAGATGTGCCATCGTCTTTCAAAAACTCTGGATGATATTGGAGAACACCAGAGTCATGAATAACGATGTCAACGTTCGCACCAGTCAAAGTGTATGTTACATCACCAAACTTTACTGGTGGGTTGCCAGTCACGTTTGACCAGAAATCACCATTCGTTTCAATACCAGTTCTGGGAAGTGCCCAAGTGGTTCTATTCAACTCACCCGCAGTTGCGATACCTGGTGGTCCATAGATATTCAAGTCTCTGTATATCTTTACATCAGATCCAAATCTAGCCGTTGCTGGTTCTGGTTTTGGGTACGCATCTGGGTTACATGTCGGGCATAACTCTACCCACTCAATTTTATCATGCAGTTTTAGTTCTTCTGCTTCATGTTCTTCCAGTTCAAATGTTCCTCTGGTTGGACTATGAAGTTTCTCGTCAGTACAAGCAACTGCTCTACCTGGAATATGTAAACAAGAAGATCCCTTTAAACAAAGAAGGTCATGAATCTCTTGCCAGTATTCTGGTCTAGTAACCTTGATTGTGTATTTCATATCAAAGCATTGTGTTTCTTACAAATCTATAGGTTGTCAAACCAGTGATTCCTGACTCGGGTGTTGCTTGTAGTTTAACAACGTTGCTTTCTATCGTAGCTCCCATAGAAACAATCTTATTATTGTCATTCATGATCGCATACTCTTGAATAGAAACTCCAGATTCATGAGTGATGACCATTGCTTTTTGAGCCTGTGTATTTGTGCTCTGTTGGAAATGCAAAGTATACTCTGCAAACTTAAAGTCATACTCATTAATATTGAAAGTATCAATGTTTTCTGCAACACCTACAACAGCAGTCCAAGATCCTTTGTCAACAGATACTCCATGAACATCCCCAATCTGAAGTGTGGTCTGTGGGTTGGTAGTAGCAATACCAACATTAGAAACTGTATTGATACCAACATCAGTAGATTGCCAGAGACCACTGGCTCCTCCTCCACCTCCTCCACCACCAGCAGAGGTAGAACCAGAGAGAGGTGTGAAACTAACATCTTTTCCAGATGCTTTAACGACAATAGTCTGATTGGTTGTAACAAAAAGATCTGTGATGGTGAAGTTCTGACCGACTGCTAACGGTTGAGCAAAAATAATCCAACCACCATTCAGGTCACCATTCTCATCCTTCACACCAACCCAAATTCTACAAGGATCATACCCTTGATTGTTGACTCCAAGTGTAAAGTTTCTATCTGCTGGAGCTGTAGTAAGATCCAGAATACTACCAGCAGTCGTCTCTGTAGTGATCAGAGATTCAACTCTACCATCAGCACCCCCACCACTTCCAAGAACGGTGAAGGATACTCCAGCACTGCGAGCAGAAACTACAAGAGTTTCATTTGTTTCTACATATAATTTCTCAACGTCTTCTACTTCTAAAGGGTTTAGATAATTTTCTTTACGAACGTATTCTTTATTCTGAATATCATCAGCACTAGTCGAAACACCAATAGAATATCTGGTGCTCTCGTTAGTATTGTTGTTTACATAGACAGTTACGGCTGTTGAGGAGGATGCTGTAAAAATTCCAACTGCAGTTCCTTTATTCGCATCAGTGGTAACTAAAGATCCTAACTTACCGAAAGCCACGTTATCCCTTCAAAATGCTCGTCTAGATATTTATGTGATATAATGAGTAGAAGAAAAGGTCTATATGATTATTCTCACAGGTTATCAAGGGTTTATCGGAAAGAGTTTTGCCGATACTCTTTGGAGTCAGAAGTTATACCGTGTTGAGATGAGTCACTGCTTCCAGTTCTTAGAACAGTTTGATGACTGGAAAAAAGTTCATCTGATCATCCATCAAGGTGCTATGTCTAGCACTGTGGAAAAAGATATTAACAAAATCCACAGGTACAATGTAGATTTCTCAATCAAACTGTTTGAGAAAGCAATCGAATATAATATCCCTGTGATTTATGCCTCATCGGCATCGGTTTATGGTAACAAGACAGATGGTTCTGTCAATCCTCTGAACTATTATGCTATCTCCAAACTGCAGGTAGATTATTGGGTTCAGGATAACATCGATAAGTTCACCAAGATTCAGGGGTTCAGGTACTTCAATGTCTATGGTGACGGAGAAGAGCATAAGGGTGACCAGGCAAGCCCCGTGAGCAAGTTCACCTGGCAGATTAGAAAG